GCATCGAAGCGGCCCGGCGGACGCTGGTGCGGTACTGGCAGGCCCACGGGAGCACCGTCGTCTACAAGGGCGGCTGGAAAAATGACCGTGCCGGGCGGGAGTACGCCTACGATGTGCGCTACTGGCGGCAGCTCCCGGAGCGTATCGCCACCGTGGCGGAGCGCCTGAAAGACGCGCAGATCGAGCAGGCCCCGGCGGTCGATGTGATCAGGCGCTTCCGGCACCCGGACGTGCTGATCTACGCGGACCCGCCTTATATGCTGCACACGCGCAAGGGCAAGCAGTACATCGTGGAGATGGCTGAGGAGGCCCAGCACATCGAGCTTCTGGACGCATTGAAGGAGCATCCGGGGCCGGTCATTCTGTCGGGCTATGACAACGACCTGTACAACGAACACCTGCAGGGGTGGAAAAAGCTGCATCGGCGGGCGCAGGCGGAAGGCGGCGCGGCCAGAATGGAAACGGTGTGGCTGAATTATGAACCGGAAACGGGAGGAAAAGCGTATGAAACTGTGCGATAGGTGCCGGGTGCCCGGCTGCCTGCTGAACTACGGCGGAAAAGCCTGCCAGGAGGCCAGAAAACAGGAGTGCCCGGACGTGGTGTTCACCAACGCGGACAAGCTCAGAGAGATGGACGACGAGGAGCTGGCAAAGGAGCTATACGGGATGCAAAAGAAAATATTCCTGCTCCTTGTTGAAGGACTTGGCCTTGATACGGATTTTGACTTTTCCGGTAATTATCAAGACCTCTTGGAATGGCTCAAGAAACCGGCGGAGGTGCTGTGATGGCGGTCGGCAAAAAGACGCGCGAGGCCGTGTACCAGAAGTACGGCGGGCGCTGCGCGTACTGCGGTAGAGAGATCGCCTACAAGGATATGCAGGTCGATCACTTCCTCCCGCTGAGAGCGTGGGGCGTTGAAGATGCGGGAACGGACGATATTTCAAATCTTATGCCCGCCTGCCGGATGTGCAACCACTACAAGAGGGCGAATACGCTGGAAACATTCCGCCGTTACATCGCAGAAATCCCTCGGAAGCTGCGCGGAGACTACATCTACAAAATCGGCGTAGCCTACGGAAATATCATCGAGAACGAAAAGCCAATAGTGTTTTTCTTTGAGACTGAGGAGGCAAAAGGCCATGGATGAAAAAGTGATCTATTCCTGCGTGGACCAGGAGCACAACGCCTGGAACTGCCGGGGATGTGGGTACATCGAGACCTTCGAGGCGGACGGGCCGGTGGAAAACGGTTGGAACTTCTGCCCCGGCTGCGGCCATGAGATCGAGGTGGAAGCGGTCAGCCCGTGTCCCTTCGACAACGGGAACTGTATGTGCCAGTTTTGCGAGGCTCAGTGCAACAACGGTCTGAACTGCTCGGACTGCCGCTGCGAGGGAAAACCTGTGCACGACATCCACCTCTGCACGGGCTTCGTCGGAGACATCACCCAGTACATTCGGAACTGGATGCGCCATCACGGCGGGAAGGCTGATACCTGAGCGCGTGAGCGGCACATACCTATATAAATTAAAGGAGGACAAGCACATGAGCGAATTGACGCTGCGATTTGGGGAGGCCCGGCTGCACGTGGAGGGCGACGCCGATCTGGTGGCGCGCGAGCGAGCGGCGTTCCTGGAACACCTGGGCCGACTGGACCGCCAGAGCGAGAAGGCCGGTGAACTGCTGGCCGTGCTGCTCCGGGCCGGGCGCGCCCCTGAAAAGGCCGAGGAGCCTGTGAGCAAGAAGGCAGAGCCGGAGGAACCGGCGGAGGAAAAGAGTGCGACGCAGGACGACTTATGCAGGCTGCGGAGCATCCACGTCGGCTTCGTCAGCCCGTCCCAGTTGAAGCGGGCGAAGGCCGAGGGCAAGCTGGACCACCTGCTCGCCCAGCGCGACGAGATCGAGGTGCCGCTGGATACCGGCGGGACCGTCACCGTGGTCTGCTGCTACGTGTCGCCCACTTCGGCCCGCTTCGTCTTCAAAGACTGCTGGGACGAGGGCGTGATGAACGACGAGGCGACCAACAAGACCGGGTATTTCAAGAGCAAGGGCCGCAAGCACGTTTTGGAGGACATCTATCCGCACATCGCGGCGGAATGGCGGGAGATCATCGTACCCAGGACCTTCGTGGAGACCATCGAGGGCGAGCGGGTGGAGTATTCGGACCCGCTGTGGCTGCCTTCGGCGACGGACGTGTTCGGCACGCCGGACGGGGCCTGGTGGAACGACGGAGACGACGACTTCCAGCTCCCGGTTTTCACCCGTGAGCGCGACCGCGTGAAGGAGTGCGGCGACAAAGGAACGTATTTCTGGTGGCTCCGCTCCGTGTATGCGAGCGGCACGAACGGCTTCTGCATTGTGTACACGGACGGGTCTGCGTACTCCAACAGCGCCTACTATTCGTATGGCTTCGCGCCGGGCTTTGACATCTGATCGGAAATCGAAAAAATCTCCGGTGCGTAAGCGCCGGAGAGCAAAGGAGACAGCCATGGTCACATTCGATATTTGCAAAGGCAATCCGGGCGCGCTGACGTTCGTGATGCTGGCCTATGAGTACAATCCGTATCGCGCCGAGGCAGCGTTCCGGCGTATGCAGAACAACGGCATCACCGGGGACAAGTTGTATATGCTCTGGAATGACTGCTGCGACCGTGATGTGGAGCAGGCATTGGTCAACATGGAGTGCATGAGCATGGAGGAGATCGTGTCCCACATCAACTACGAAGGCGGACGGGGCATCCCCATTCCGAAGAAAGAAAATCTGTGGTGGCTCCGCTCGCCGTATCCGAGCCAGATGGGCGGTGAGCAGATCGACGAGATCGTCCGCATCACAAGAAATCCATATCTGTTCTAAAAAAACATTCTCCCCCGGCGCTCGCTGTGGGAAGCGAAAACCGGGGGAGAAATCTTCAAGATTTTGCTGTGCGTGGGGTCATTTCCTACTACATATTGTACCACAATGCACGGATAAAGTCAAGATAGCGGCCTCGACGCAGGATGCAGAGAGGCGCGCCGCAACGCCGCCGGGAGGCGGCGGACGGGCTTGTAATGGGTATTATCCTTCTTGCGAAAAGCATCGAGGAAGGACCAGGAGACGATGCAAAGGGGTACACGGATGATAAACAGGTCTTTCATACGAGAAAAGGTCGTCCACTGTGGGAAGAACTTCCTTTCACCGGAAATCTATCCGTACAGCGGGCAACAGCAGCAGGCGGTCGGACGGAAGCGCGGGAAAAAGGTCAACGTCTCCGCTCCGAAGCAGAAGAACCTCAATGATCGGAGAGCCAAGCGCTATTTCATCCAGCTTGCCAACGGTAACTTCGGTGTGGGCGATCTGGTGGTCCATCTGACCTACGCCCCGGAGTTTCTGCCGGAGAGCGAGGAGGAGGCCGCGAAGATCGTCGCCAAGTATCTGCGCCGGGTAGCATACCTGCGGAAGAAGCGGGGCCTGCCCCCTCTCAAGTATCTGCTTGTGACGCAGATCGGACGGAAGAAGGACGGGACCCACCGCATCCACCATCACGTTCTGATGAACGGCGGACTGGACCGCGACGAGGTGGAAAACCTGTGGTGGGAGACCAAGGGCACAAAGGACCGGGAGCCGGTCATGTACGGATGGGCAAACGCCGACCGCCTGAGACCGAACACGAAGGGCATCGCCAGCATGGCCGGGTACATGGTCCAGGACAGCGCCGGGAAAAAGCACTGGACGCAATCGCAAAATCTGGAAAAGCCGTGGCACCGGGCACCAAACGACCGGAAGTACACGCGCCGCCAGTTGGACAAGATCGCCAAGCTGCCGGAGGACAGCGAGGAGTTCGTGCGTTTTTGGGAAAAGCAGTATCGCGGCTGGGAGCTGGTGGAGTGCGAGAAGTCGTTCAACGAGCAAACAGGATGGTATTTCTACCTGACCATGCGGCGAGCGCATAGAAAACAGAACGGAGGGCTGAAATGACAGGAGAAGAACAGTTCAAAGAGCTTTACCGGCGGTATATCCACCGGGAGGGCGCGGAGGAGCTTTTGGAATGGATGGAGCGGGAGACGGACTTTTTCACCGCGCCAGCCAGCACGAAGCATCACCTGGCCTACCCCGGCGGACTGGTGGAGCACAGCGTCAACGTGTTCCGGGAGCTGCGGAAGGTCGTGATCGACAACGAGCCGACGATGGAGGCTGTCGCCATCTGTGCGCTACTCCATGACCTGTGCAAGGCGAATACATACGTGCGGGAGCATCACGCGGGACCGGGCGAGGTCTATTCCTACGTGAAAAAGGACAGCTTCCCCATGGGACACGGGGAGAAGTCTGCCTACCTGATCGCGCGGTTTATGGAGCTGGAAGACGAGGAGGCCCTGGCTATCCGCTGGCACATGGGCGCGTGGGACGATGCTGTGCGCGGCGGGAGCCGTGGCCTGAATGAGGCGATGAAGCTGCACCGCATCGTGTACGAGCTGCACGCGGCGGATATGCGGGCCACGCATATCGTGGAGGCTGGTATGGCATGAAGGGACGACGCGGAGCGCTGGGCCAGTATCACGCCAGCATGAGCAACAACCGGGGCCATGACTTCGAGGAGGCCATCCGTCAGGCGTGCCTTCTGTACGCGAACCAGGGCCGGGCGAAGGTGGAGAAGACGCCGGAACCGTTCCGGGTGCTGGAAAAGCGGGAAGGCGGTATTTTCGTGGGCCGCTTCACCGCACACGCCCAGCCGGACTTTCAAGGCACGTTGGACGGCGGGCGCAGTATCATTTTCGAGGCGAAGTACACCACCACAGACGCCATGAAGCGGGACGTGCTGACGGAAACGCAGATGGAGACCTTGGAGCGGCACCACCGCTGCGGAGCGCTGGCGGCGGTGTGCGTGGGTATCCAGGACCGCTTTTTCTTCGTGCCGTGGCCGGTGTGGCGGGACATGAAGGAAGCCTTTGGGCACATGAGCGTTTCGGCGGCGGAGCTGGAAGACTTCCGCGTGCGCTTCACCGGAGCGGTCCTGTTCCTGGACTATGCACACAAGATCGGGGGTCGGTGGATAACTGGGGCCGACTGTGAAATCGAACGATGGAGAAGGAGTAAATAACATGAGCATTTTTGAGATTATCTTTGCGAACTTCTGGACCTGGGCGGGTACGGTCGTCCTGGTGGCGACGCTGCTGGACGGCCTGGCGAACGTGATCGCGGCCATGCGGAAGCCAGAGCGCTCCGTGCGCCGGACCAGCTATTCCGACGGCACCAGCATCGTGCAGATCGACAACGCCACGGCGGCGGATGTGGACCGGGCCGTGCGCGCCATCAACGGAGCGGAGAGCGGGAGGACTGGCCGATGAAGCTGAAAAAGGTCGCGGCGCTGTGCGGCAGCGCAAATGCGTTCTGCCTGTTCGACCGTGTGGACGGCGACGGGGTTGTGACACAGTGGCTTGGGGACGGGTGCTGCGCCTTTCCCCTCCACGGTCTGCCGGTGCTGTCGGAACCGGAGCTTTACCGGATGTTCGACGTGTCAGAGAAGAAGCAGGACAAGATATATTTCAATCACAGCGCGCTGCCGGAGGGCCTGAACGTGGAAGACTGGTGCCGCTCTGAGGTCCGCGCGGAGGATATGGACGTGACGATCTCCTCTGGCGGGAAGGTGCTGATGCCGCTGCGTTTCCCCGGCGGGCTGCTGTTCATCCAGAGCAAATACCTTGGGCCGCTGGAAGACCAGATGGATTTTCTGGAACTCTACGTGCGCCGGTCGGACAGCGGCGGGCGCTATGTGGTGGCAAAGACGGGTATGCTGGTCGCGGGCGTGATCTTCCCGGTGCAGGCCGTGAACGAGGGCTTTTGCGACAAGCTGGAAGAACTGGCGTCGCTGACGCGGCGGGAGCTGGACAGGCATTTGTCCGCGCCGCCGGTGGCTGAGGAGGAAGACAAGGACCAGGAGAACGTCTTCGGAGGCAGCGATGGGGAAACGTAAGCGGCCCATGCCGTCCTTCTACGGAAAGAACATCGCCCAGCACGCCCAGCGGCGATTTTTGGACCGGTGGGAAGCAGAGCACCGGAAGAAAAGCGACCGTATCCTGATCGCGGATGAACTGGATAAAGCGCCGGACCGCACACAGGAGACCCGGCGGGAGGAATAAGCAACAGAAACGAGGCTGACAGATGCGCGAGAAAAACGTGAAAGAGATCGTCCGGTATTACTACGAGATACCGGAGATGGTGCGCCTGCTCAAGACGGAGCAGCGGGAGCAGGAGAGCTTGTACGACACGCTGAAAGGAACCGGCGGCGACGGGATGCCCGGCGGCGGAGGCCCTGGGAAACCGGTGGAAGCTGCCGTGATACGGCTGGACGAGCGGGGCGTGTATGAGCGCCTGCAGGAGATACACGTGCGGCTGCTGGTTTTGGAGGGCGACGCCGCTGCCGTGCGGGGCTGTTTGGACGGCCTTTCCGGTAAGTACAAAAGCATCCTTCAACTGCGGCACAAATGTCACCATAGCTGGGCGAATATCTCGGTACGCATGGGAGCGCCGGACAGCACCGTGCGGAGCTGGCACGACAAAGCTGTTTTGTGCCTGGGCGAAGCGCTGGACGAGGTGCCCATGGCGGAGGAGCTTTTGGAGCGTGCTTCACGCGCGCGTACATATTAAGCGCCGAAAAAATCGAGGGCTGGCGGGAGCTGCTTTTTCACCTGACTTTTGGTGAGGGCGGCGGCCCGGCGGCTGTGGGACGAGCTGTTTCAATTTCCTGTGTTTTTCTGTCAGTGAAATCGCGTGCGCAAAGACTGTTTCCGGCGGGAACGAATGGCCCGTGGGAAAACAATTTGCGAATGGCATAAAAAGCACCCCGGCGGGCTGTTGGTCGCAGCCTGTCGGGGTGGCGTTCGTTTTATGGCGGTTTTTGTGATCAAGACCGCCGATTTTGTGATCATGGGCGGCTTATTTGTTATCACCGGGAGGGTCAAGCGTGAGCGGCTGGCCATCGCGGGTCATGCGCTCAGTGCAGGCTTGGAGCACATACGCCTGGATGCTCTGCCCGGCGGCCTTGGCGGCGGCGCGGATGGCATAGCCGACGGCCTTTTGTGGGCGAAGGCTGATGTAGTCGCATTTGGCGTTGTAGGCGTCATTGTTGCGGCGCTTGCTTTCACGTATGGGCACGGTCATTCCTCCTTTTCGTGGTAGTCCGTCAGGTCGATCATGTTGATCGTCGGCGGCGGGGGCGTGAGCTTGTAGAAATGGCCGTTTTCGTAGTGCTGGTCGGTCACGCCGTCGTACCAGCAAATATCCCCGTGGAGCGCCTGCGCGGCCTCCATGCGGGTTTGTGCCTGCTGCTCGGTCAGGCCGTCGAAGGTGAGGCGCTGGCCGTCGGCGAACTGGGCCACGAGACGGTAAGCGGGGAAAATGTCGGCGTTTTGGTCCATGGGAGCCTCCTTTGGATTTGGGTGCATTATAACACGCTTGCGTGTATAAGTCTATGGGTTATTTTGCGTTGGAGCGGGCTTTGATGGCATCGCGGACCGCGATCAGCAAGGCTAACTCCTGTCGGTTTTCTGTGCGCTGATGGTTTTGGACATAGTGCTCGGCGGTTTTGCACAGGGCTGCAAGGTTCATGCCTGGGCGGTCCGCTGCTTCCCGCAAGCAGGCCGCCAGGTGAAGAATGTGCTTGCGCTCGATCTCCTGCACGGGTTCGCTTTGTTCGCCCGCGATATATGCGCGGGCCTGAGCATCGTTCAGTTTGGCTTTCATAAGGTCCCCTTCTCCCCGTATGCCCGATAGGACAGGCGCATTTTGTTATCCGGCGTAGGTCAACTGTTCTTTCAGACGCTCAATCTCGTGCTGCCAGGCCGGGGCCATGGGGCTGTCGGGGAAACGATCAAGCGCTTCGTAAAGCTCGTCGAGGCGGGTGATGATGGCGTTCTCGCTGGGGGTGTTCCATTCCATTTTGTGCTCCTTCTGCCCTCGTGACCTCCGGGGCGGGATTTGGTTTGTTATTCGGTCAAGCCAAGGGCGCGGCGGGCGTCGTACATGGCGTTGTCGGTGAGCTTGCGCTGCCAGGCGTTGTACCGGGGAGACCAACGGAAGCCGCGTTCTTTGAGCTTCTGGCGGGTCTCGTCGTCGGGCTTTTCGTCAAAGAGGATTTGGAGCCGGTCCGCCTCAAGATTGCGGACGATCTCGCCGCCGGGGAACTTTGTGCCGTCGGCGGGCTGCTCGGCGGCTTCGGCGCGCTTGTCCAGCTCGTCGAGGCGGGCCTGCACGCGCTTGATCTTGCCGCGAAGGCTGGTCAATTCGTAGTCAGGGACGGGAGACTTTACCCAGGGGCAGCGTTCTTGTGTGTCGGCAAAGCTGGCGGTGAGCTTGGCGTCGGCCTCGGCGCTCAGGCCGGGGAAGCCGTCGAAGGATTTGTGCTTGCGGTAGTAGGCGTTCAGGGACTTGCTTTCGTCGAGCTTGTTTTGGAGCTTTTGGAGCTGGTCGGCGAGCATTTCGCGGGCGTGAGGGTCGGCCAGATCGACCGTGCCGGAGCCGACGGCCTCGATCTTGTTCAAGATGGCCTTGATCTCGTCGTACTCGTTCCAGAGGGTGCCTTCACGGGACATCTGCTTTTCGTGCTTGCGCATATTGTAGCCGCCCGCGCCGGAAATGAACTGGCTGGGATAGCTGGCCTGGTTGCGGTTGTAGTCGTTCATCCACTGGGCCAGGCGGCGGGCGTAGCGGTCGAGAAGCGCGTCGAGCTTGTCGTGGTAGAAGGGACTGACGCGGGCCTTTTTGGCCTCCACCAGGGCGGCGGCCTTGCCCACGGCGCGCCGGTATTCCGCCGTGGCGCTGCCGGGCTTGTAGTCGCTCATGTGGACGCAGTAGTGAGCGTTGCGGGCCGTCTCCTCGTCGATCTCGTAGTAGCGGGCGGCGGGCGCGGGCGCTTCGGCGGTCTGCGGGCCGATCATGCTTGTTTGTTCGTACATTTTGTGTACCTCCGTTTTGTGTTTTGGGGTTTCGCTTATGGGGTCGGGTCGCTTTGTTGTCCGGTGCGGCCCGCGAAGGTGTCCGGCGGCGGGGTCAGATCGTGCCCCATGGGGCGGCGTTGTAGTCGGCGGTGTTGGAAACGAGGAAATGTGTGTAGACGCGGGAGAAGTCGATCAGGGCCAGGAGCAGCGGGTCTTTTCTGGTGGCGTCCTCGCTGGCTTGGTATATCTCGCAATCGATCAGCTTGGCGAGCTTGTAGTGCCAGGGCAACAGCTTTTCGTGCTGGTCCTCGCGCTCCCGCTCCTGTACCAGCGGCGGAACGCTGGGCATCTCCGGCGGCGTGGTGTCGGCATCGGTTTTGTAGCGCCCGGCATAGGCGCGGCTGTTCAGGTCGTACAGGCGGCGGAAGATCAGGCCGGAGCAGTAGAAGCCGTAGCGGTCGCGGCAGTCGCTCAGGGCCTTGTAAAGGCTGTCGGGAGCGTCGAAGCCGAAGCGGTTGAAGCCGCTGTTGAGGATGTATTCCAGGGCGTTCGCGGTGGCGGCGTGGGCCTGGTCGGACATGATGAAGCAAGACATTTTGTGTACCTCCGTTTTGTGGTTTTGGTTAGTGGGTGGGGCACTGGAACAGGACGCAAAGATCAGCCTTGCGGGCGATCTCGTTGATGCGCTGGGCGGTCGTGCTGCCGAGGGAAAAGACGGCGATAAAATTCACGTGGCAGTCGTCCGGGGTGAAGATCGGCTTGCACTCGACGCCCAGGGCGCGAAGATGCGTTGTGATGTTGGCGGCCTCCGTGACCTCGTGCAGCGCGTCGGCGTAGCACTCGCGGTAAAGGTCCACGCCGTATTTGTCGCGGATGGCGTCGAGCTGGTCCACGTCGAAAAGCTCGGTGAACGGCTCGTATTTGTGCGGGGTGGACAGGTGCGCGTTGATGATCTCGTTTCTACAAGGCCAGTATCCGGCGGTTTTCATTTTGTGTTCCTCCTGTGTTTTGGTTTTGGTGTTACCCATGAGCGCCCGCCCCGGCGGGGGCGGCTGGACTTGCACCAGCGGCGCGTTATGCGTCGGCCTTGCGGGTGTAGCGGTATTCGTCTTCGGCGTTGAAGGCGTACCATGCGCGGCGCTGCTCACCGTCCATGGGTTCCGGCTTGTCGGTCTCGATGTACTCCGCCGGGCCGAAGATGCTTGCTTCTCGGTCGATGGTGTCATGCTGGGCGATGATCTTGGCGGGCTTGCCGGGTTCCGTGCTGGGGACCTCGATGCGGTGCAGGCAAAGAAGATGATCGAAATACCAGTCGGAAGCAAGGTAGCGTTCTTCGGCGTCGGTCCACTCAATCGCGTTGATGTAGTCGGCCAGACCGCCAGCGGCGGAAATACGGATGGGGGCTTTGTCGTCGTCGTTGATGTCATACAAGATCATATCGACGGAAGGGACGGCTTCGGGGCTGTTGCGGCGGTAGCTAAAGCTGGAAATGCTGCCGGTGTATTTGTATAGCTTTCTGATCATTTCGTGTTCCTCCGTTTTGCGATTTTTGGTGTTACCCATGAGCACCCGCCCCGGTGGGGGCGGCTGGACTTGCACCAGCGGCGGCGGGGTGCCGTCGGCCTTGCGGGTTTTGGGTCAGGCGACGCGGAAATAATAGGCGTTCTTCTTGCCGCTCCACTTGCCGCCTGCGGCCTCGATCTCTTTTTCGTGGGGCTTTGTGTCTCCGGCGAGCCAGACCACCGGCGCGGCGGTCGTTGCGCCCTTGATGGTGGCGGTCAGGCCGTCCACCTCGGCCCAGCGGGCCGCGATGATCTCGGCGGCGGTTTTGGGTTCGGGCTTCTGCTCGGCGGGCTGTTCCGTCTTGGTTTCGTGCAGCTCGGCCAGCTTGGCTTTCAGCTCGTCGATCTCGTTGGCTGCCCGGTACAGATCGCCGCGCAGGGCGGCGGCTTCTTCCTGGGCCTGGGCCAGTTCGGTGCGGAGCTTGTCGGCCTCGCCGGTTTTGGTGTTGTCCTCGGCGGCCTCGGTGAAAAATGCCCGGATGGCGCGGGCGGCGTTCGGCTCGGCCCTGATGGGCATGACCACGGCGAACGGCTCGTCGTTGATGTAGGCCAGGGCGGCGGAGATCGCGGACGTGGTGCGGAGCTGGGTGGCGGGGTGAAGCGCGTCAATGAACTTTGTGTCATAGATCGCGGCGAAATCGGCGTCGGCGTTGTAGTAGCAGGCGGCGGGGGCCTTCTTCGCCTGGACCGTGAACGGGGCGCGGGCCAGCGGCGCGGCGTCGGCGGTGTCGCGGACGGTATCGGCGAACAGCTTGACCAGATCGAGCTTGTGCGCCTCGTCCTCGTGCTTGCCGTCCTTGTCGAACGTCCACGCGCCCGGCTCGCAGCAGGTCAACGGCTGGACCGTGGCGGCGTACTCCGGCGCGTTCATGGTGCAGAGAAGAAAACCGTTGCAAATGTAGATCGTGCCGTCCTCGGAGACCTGGCACAAGATACGCTCGGAGCCTTTCAGGGCCTTCGCGGTGTTGGTGGTGTAGCGTCCGGTAAACTTTTTCATGGGGTGTTCCTCCTGTTGTGTTGTTTTGGGGTTTGCTGTATGGGGCTGGGTTGCTTTGTGCGGTGCAGCCCTGCTAAAGTGTCCGCTTGTGCTGGGTCAACGCTTGGACTTCTCGACCTGCAAGGCGTGGAAAAGATGGGCCTTCGTCATGTAGAAATGCGGGTCGGTTTCGGGGGCGTCCTTGCCGTCAGCCTCGGCGGCCTCGCGGGCGGCCTTGCCGGGCTTGTCGGTGTACTTCCAAAGCTGGCAGGTCAGCGCGGCGTGCTGGCCCTTCTTCACACTGTACCCCATGCGCTTCCACTCGGCGAAGGTGTGGAACGTGTCAGCGGCCAGCATGGCGGAGAAGATGTTCTCGGCGCTCTCGTCGCTGCCCTCGTCAACGGTGATCGTGACGGCGGCGCGGCGGGCGACGATCTGCTCGGCGGTGTAGGTGGACTGTACCAGCTCGGCGAGCTGGGCGGGGGTGAAGGTGTTGCGGACGGTCTCGAAGATGATCTCGTTGTTAGTCATGGCGTTTTTCCTTTCCGGCCTGTTCGGCCCGTACACTGTTGCGTGTCGTTTTCTGCTGCAAGCATACACTGTTGCGTGTCGCTTTGTCAAGCACTTTTTTTCGGCGGCTGGGTGTTCCCCCTATGGGGGAAAATTTTTTCAGCGGCCCCGGCGGCGTTGCTTTTTCCGTGCGGGTGTGCTATGCTTTACCCGTGGCCGGGCGGCGGCGAACTCGCCGCCCGTGCCGGATTGTCAAGCGTCGGGGGATGTCGTGCGAGGACTGGCCCCCCGGCGCTTTACTTGTTCAGCCGCTCGCGGAGCTTTTCGCGGAACTCCTCGATGGTCTTGCACTCGTCAGCGAGTATCAAGAGCCGGAGCCGTTCGGCCTCCTGGGCCTGCTGTACAAGCAATTCGCCTGTGTTCGGCGTGGTCATGTTCACCTCCCCTTTCTGGTCGCCGTTGTCGGCGGTTCGCTGGGCGGTGGCCGCTGGGCCGTCCGCTTGCCCCGGATGATAGCGGCGATTTTTTGCGCCGTCAATAGGCCGAAATCCCTTCCCACGGCCCCCCTTTAGGGGGCCTGGGAATTATTTTTGCACAAAAATCTGTGGCGATTTTCTGTGCAGATTGCACAGGCTGGGGGACTATAGGGGGCATATTAGCATAGCTTACCAGGAGACGAGACCGGGCGCGGTAAATACCCTCGGCGGCGGGCCGTGGCTATTTTCGGCGGGCCGTCCGGCGATGGCGGAACCGGGGCGCGGCGGCACGATGGGCAGGCCCTCGCCGGAGCCGGGGCCAGCCGTGGCGGCGTGGGCCGTGTGCGCCTGCTGGGGTAGCTGACCGGCGGCGGAGTATACCGGCCCGGCGCAGGCCAGAGCCGCCAGCCGATGAACAGCACCAGCACAAACGCCAGCGAGCCGAACAAACGCGCCCGCCCATGCGCAAGGCAGGCAGCAGGCCGCCAGCACCGCCAGCCAGGCAGAGACCAGGCACCACCAGCCAGCGCCGCCAGCACCAGCAGAGCGCCAGCCAAGCAAACGCGCCCACCCGCGAAGATACCAAACGCGCGCGACTTCTCCTCACCGCCATTGATAGCAATACACCCCCTCCTATACCCTCCCCCAGCCCGGCGGCGGGTCCTCCCGGCGCAGACGAGGACCTTTGCGGGTTCGAGAGCGCAAAAATTGATTAGGTGCGATGCATTTTTTTCATTTCCGGCGGGTCCGGGCGAAAAAATGGAGGGGGGTCAAAAAATATGGAACGCGCACGCGGGCGGGGGCGCGCGAGGGAAAAGGAACGCGGGCGGGTGTGAGATCGGGACGGGTATCATTTTCGCGGCGTCACGAAAATGGTGGAAGGAGCTGGCGCGGCGGAAGCTGCTGGGGCGCACGGATGGACCGCACGCGGGCGGGGGCGTTACGCCGGGGTGGTGATCTGGTACGCGGAGGGGCGTTTTGTTCCGGCGGGTTGGGCTTTTGGTACGCCTGGGAAAAATATTTTTCGGAGTTAGCAACTTTCGCAGGTTTTCCGTGTTACATTGATATTGTGCAGTAATGGCTCATGGAGAAATCCATGGGCCTTTTTCATTGGCGGGGGCCGCTGTGGTCGTGGAAAACCAGGCGGGTTTCGCATCCTTTACCGCTGAAAGGGTCAGGGTTCAAGTCCCCTCTGGCCGCAGGCGGCACCGAATGGAAAACGTCCTGCTGCCGCCGAAGGTCTGCGCTCATGCGCGGAAGTATCCACTGCGCGGCGGAGGTAGGCGGAGCGGGACACGCTGCATACCGGGACGGGAGGAGCTGCGAGGCAGCCCACCCCGGTCCCGGAACTATTACAGGGACGCGGAGGCGAAAGGATACCGGATAGACAGGGGTGAGAGCAAATGCCGAAGCGGAGTGAGAAACGGGACGCCGCAAAGGCTGAATACCTCGCCCGGAAAGGCCGGGGCGAACTGGTAGACCTCCGGGAACTTGCGGAGGGCCTGGGCGTCAACTATCAGACCTTGCGCAACTGGAAGTCGGCGGATGAATGGGAAAAGGCGGAGCCGAAGAAGAAACGCGGCGGCCAGCCTGGGAACCGGAACAGCGCCGGACATAAAAACGCCGCCGGGAGCCACAAGGGCGCACCGGCGGGCAATCACAACGCAGAGAAGGATGGGGCTTACAGCACCATCTTTTTTGATACGCTGAGCGAAGCCGAGCGGGAGCTGGTGATGAATACGCCGGTGGGGAGCCGGGCGGCGCTGGAACACGAGATGCAGATACTCAAGTTCCGAGAGCACCGGATACTCACCAAGATCATCGAATATGAGCAGGCCCCGGAGGACGAGCTGTATTTGAACAGCGTGCTGGATATGCGCCAGCCTGCGGGCCGGGGCGACAAGAAGATAGACGGTGCCAGACAGCAGATGGGAATGTACAGCAAGGACAGCGCCTTTGCACGGGTGCTGAAATTGCAGGATGCCCTCTACAAGGTGCAGGGCCGCATCGCAAAGATCGCGGACAGCCTGCGGGCTTTGGAGGAGAACGAGAAGCGCCTGGAACTGGAAAAGAAGCGGCTGGAAATCCTGCGTATGCGGGCGACGGGCGTGGTGGAGACACCGGACCCGGAGACCGGCGAGGACGCGGCGGAGCTTTGGCCGGAGGGAACGGAGGATGCAGATGGACCCGAAACGGTTTGAAAACACATACACCTATCACGCGCCGAAGGGAGACCAGACGGCGCGCTATGAAAAGCTGAGGGCCAAGGCGCGGGAGCTGGCGGAGCTGATCGAGGCGTGCTGCCCGGACAGCCGGGAAAAGAGCCTGGCGCACACGAAGGTGGAGGAAGCGACTATGTGGGCCAACGCCGCCATCGCAAGAAACGAGTGACGCCATGCGCCTGTACACGAGCAAGGTGATCGCCGACTGGCTGGGCCTGACGGAGCGGCGGGTGCGCCAGCTCCGGGACGAGGGCATCATCGAGGAGCAGGCACCGGGCCTCTATGACCTGCGCGCCACTACGCGGCGGTACATCTCCTACCTGCGGAGCGGGAGCCTTGCCGACGAGCGGGCGGGCTTGACCCGCGCAAAGCGGGAGGCGGCGGAGATGGAAAACGCGCTGCGGCGCGGTGAGCTGCACCGGACGGAGGAGATCGAGAGCGGCATCAAGACGATGCTTTTGAATATTCGCGGGCGGTTCCTCTCCCTGCCTGCGAAGCTGTCCCCGGCGCTGGCGGCCATGGGCGGAGACCAGGCCAGCATCTTCGACGAGCTGAAACACGCCATTGACGAGACGCTTGAGGAGCTGCGGGACTTCAACGTGGCCTTTGCACAAGAGGAGGACGGGGATGGAGAAAAAGAAGAATAAGGACCCATGCGCGGGCTGCGTGTGGAAGCTGTGGACAGGCACGAGCGAGAAGGTGCTGTGCTCCCTCCCTGTATGCAAGCGCGCCGAGTATGAGCGGATGATGCGGGGCGAGAAGGAGCCGGACCATGAAGAAAAAGCGCCGGACGATTGAGCTTGCCCCGCAGACGGCGGAGATGTTCGCCCGCTGTGTGGCGGTGCTGAAACCGCCGCCTGAGCTGACGCTATCCCAGTGGGCGGACACCTACCGGATGCTGAGTGCGGAGAACAGCGCCACGCCGGGCCGGTGGCATACGGACAACGCGCCGTATCAGCGGGAGATCATGGACGCCATCGGCGACCAGCACGTGCGCAAGGTCGTGGTCATGTCCGCCGCGCAGATCGGCAAGACGGCCATGCTGATGAATATGCTCGGCTACTATATGCACTACTATCCCGCGCCGGTGCTGGTGATGCAGCCGACCCTCGAAATGGGCCAGACGTTCAGCAAGGACTTCCTGGCTCCCATGATACGGGATACGCCGGTGCTGCGGGTGCTGGTAGACACCAAGAGCCGCTATTCCGGCAACACGATCTTGAAGAAGAACTTTCCGGGCGGACACGTGACGATCATCGGCGCGAACAGCCCGGCGAGCCTTGCCAGCCGACCGATCAAGGTGCTGCTGTGCGACGAGGTGGACCGCTACCCGGCCAGCGCCGGAACAGAGGGCGACCCGCTGCTCCTGGCGCAGAAGCGCCAAACGACCTTTTGGGACAAGAAGACCGTTATCGTATCGACACCGACCATCAAGGGAAGCAGCCGCATCGAGACGGAGTTCCAGGAGACGACGCGGGAGGAATGGAACGTACCGTGCCCGAAGTGCGGGCATTATCAGCCCCTTCGTTGGGCCAACATCGTATTCGACCGGCACGACCTGAAAAAGGGCGTGCGCCACAAGTGCGAGCGCTGCGGGCGCGAAAGCAGTGAATACGCCTGGAAGGCCCAGGAGATCAAGGGGCATTTCGTGGCGGCAAATCCGGGCGCGGCGGCGCGGGGCTTCCACCTGAACACGCTGGCCTCCACCTTCTGCGGGTGGCAGGAGGTCGTGGAGAAGTTCCTGCTTGCCAAGGAGATGCTGGACCAGGGCGACCCGGAGAAGATGAAAACGTGGGTGAACACAGAGCTGGGCGAGACCTGGGAGGAGCCGGGCGAGCGGCTGGAAGACACCGAACTGGTGAACCGCCGCGAGGTATACGACGCCCAGGTGCCGGAGGATGTGCTGGTGCTGACGGCAGGCGTGGACGTTCAGGACGACCGCTTCGAGGTGGAAGTCGTAGGCTGGGGCGTCGGCAAGGAGAGCTGGGGCATCCGCTACCAGAAGATATACGGCGATATGCTCAAGGAACAGGTGTGGCGCGATCTGGACGCCTTCCTGACAGCGACGTTCAGTAAGAAGGACGGGACGCAGCTTCCCATCCTGTGCACCTGCATCGACAGCGGAGGCCACCACACCGATCAGGTCTACCGCTTCACCAAGGAGCGCTACGAGCGGCGCATCTTTGCCATCAAGGGCAAGGGCGGCCAGGAGGTGCCATATATCCGCAACCCGTCCACGAACAACCGCGTGAAGACACCGCTGTTTGTTTTGGGCGTAGACGCGGGCAAGGCGCTGGTGTATCAGCGCCTCAAGCACGAGCCGCCGGAGCGGAAGGGGCCGAACTACTGCCACTTCCCGCTGAACGAGGAGGCCGGATACGACGAGCAATACTTCCGGGGCCTGACCAGCGAGAAGGCCGTGGTGCGGTTCCGCAAGGGGCGGAGCGTGACGGTGTGGGAGATCAAGGACGCGAGCTACAAGCGAAACGAGCCGCTTGACCTGCGCAACTACGCCACCGCTGCCTTAGAGATCGCAAACCCGGTGCTGAAAGGACCGGAGGAGCCGGATATAGAGCGGCGGCAGAGAGCAACCGGAAGACGCCGCCTGAGTGGAGGTATTTAACATGGCAGTTTTCAGCAAGGAGCTGTGCTCCAAGAAACTGAATACATGGCTGGCGGCGGAGGAAGCCGTGGCGACCGGCCAGAGCTATCAGATCGGGACCCGTATGCTGACGAGAGCCGACCTGAAACAAATCCGGGCGCAAATGGAATACTGGGCGGCGAAGCTGGCAGAGGCCGAAGCCGCTGAGACGACCGGCGGCAGAAACCGCCTGTACCATTTCGTACCCCGTGATGTGTGAGGAGGGCGGCCATGGCAAGGAACTTTATTGACCGCTGCTTCGAGGCCGTGGCCCCGGTCCATGCGGTGCGCAGGAGCGCCGCGCGGACGGCGCTGCAATTTCTGAACAGCGGATACGGCAACTACGGCGCGAACCTGACAAAAAAGAGTATGCGCGGATGGGAATACCACGGCGGCAGCTCCAAGGAGGACATCGAGGACAACATCGACGTGCTGCGCCAGAGGAGCCGCGACGCCTACATGGGCGTGCCGGTGGCGGCCTCGGCCCTGAAAACGCTGCGCACGAACGTGGTGGCGGGCGGCCTGATGCCTGCGCCGCAGATCGACGGCGCGTTTTTGGGCCTGTCGGCAGAGCAGACGGAGGAGCTGCAGGAGAAGATCATCCGGGAGTTCTCCTTGTGGGCGGACACGCCGGAGTGCGACATGGACGGGCTGGGCACTTTCTACAAGCTGCAACAGCTTGCCTACCTGGGCTACCTGATGAATGGCGACGCATTCGCGGCGTTGCCTATGTGCGAGCAGGTCGGCCAGCCCTACGGCCTGCGTGTGCGCGTGATGGAGGCGGACCGTATTTGCAGCCCGGACGGCTACGACCGGCTGGCTCCGTGCACGGTGCGAGGCTATGAGGTCCACAACATCGTACAGGGCGTGGAGACCAATGCGGAGGGCCGCGTGGTGGCCTACTGGGTGTGCAACCGGCATCCCCTTTCCGACACATCCATGCTGGGCAGCGGCCTGGAATGGACGCGCGTGGAGGCGCGCGGCGAGCTGACCGGACGGCGGAACATCGTCCATGTGATCACACGGGAGCGAGCGGGCCAGCTACGCGGCGTGCCTGTTCTGGCACCGGTGCTGGAAGCACTCAAGCAGTTGGGACGGTACACGGAGGCGGAGATCAACGCGGCGGTCATTTCCGCCATGTTCACGGTGTTCGTGCAGCCCGCCACGGCGACGGATGATCGCCCGTTCGGCGAGATGCTGCCGGAGAATATGCTGATCGACGCAGAGGACCAGGGCAGCGTGGAGCTGGGCAACGGCGCTATCGTGGGATTGAACCCCGGCGAAACCGTATCCTTCGCGGACCCGAAGCACCCAAACGCCGGATACGACAAGTTCACGGAGGCCATGATCAAGCAGATCGGCGCGGCGCTGGAAATCCCGCCGGAGGTCATTTCCAAGCAGTTCTCCACCAGCTACAGCGCGGCACGCGGTGCACTGAATGAGTTCTGGCGCTCCTGCGATGTGCAGCGCGACGACTTTGTGGACAGTTTTTGTCAGCCAATCTATGAGGAGTGGCTGGCGGAGGCCGTGGCGCGGAACCGCATCAAGGCTCCGGGCTTCTTCCAGGACCCGGCCA